AAGCAAGAATAAAAAGAAAAATACAAAAACGACCATTTTTATATAATGTAGGACAAGTATTTAAGGCTTGTGATTGGATTACTAGTATTCAACGTGGAAATATGGTTTGGCGTAGGTATCGTTCATTTGGTACTATTATTAAATCAGAATTTTAAATATGAAAGCAAGAGTAAAATCAACAGGGGTTTTGGTAGATGTAATTCCGAAAACAAATACCAATGCGTTACATAGTGGAGATAACATATATGTATGTGATAATATGGTATTCAGAGAGTGTGAACTTGACTTTTTAAATCTTGGAAATTCAGCTATTGATTGGGAACAACGTAGGTACGAATTGGCGAAAGACATTCTTAAAGCTGTTATAGAAAACGATAATGGTATTAATTCTGAGGTAGCCGCTAAATATTCGTTGAATTGCGTTGATGCCTTGATTAAAAGGTTAAAGGAAGGTAACAATGGATGATTTGACAAAAATATTATTTTCAGTAGTTCTTATAATGCTATTCATTCAAATGGGATTGACTATAGCATACAATTGGGATGAAGAATCTATGAGGAATAAGAAACTGGAAAAGATTGTAACAAGATTTGGTGCTCTTACATTGGGTGCGATTGGCATCTCTGTAATTATTTGGTTGATAACATTTATATGGAGTGATTAATTTATCGGAGGAATAATAATGAATGAGGAAGAAATACGGAATATGATCAAGATTCAGTTGCAACATTTAAATAAAGAACAGTTGATAGACGTTTTAACTGATATTTGTATGGTAATTCCTGCGTTTAGAATGTCAAACGTTTTAAGCAGTTTACAATGTACTAATATAAGGTATGATATAGATAGGGTACAACAAGTAAATATGAATTTTGATCCATTACAATCAATATTAAAGAAGGAGGAGAATCATGGATAGTGTACAGACACAAACCTTTTCTATTAGAGGGGATGGAGGTGGTGAAGCGTATATTGACTTTTGCGATGGTCAATTATGCGTTTCTGTTGTTGTAGAAGGGAAACAAGCGGATTTTCACTTTGACCCTGTTACTCTAGGAATGCTTGCTCATGCTTATAAGTTGCATTGTGAATAGTGTGAAAATAATAGAAAGAATAACTATGAAAGTATTAAGAGATAAAACTCCTGTCGCTCGTAAAGAGCACAGGTGCAATTTTTGCGGTGGAGTAATTTCCGTTGGAGAAAAATACAACAGACAGACCAATGTTTATGACGGTCGTGTTTATGACTGGGTATCCCACTGTGAATGTTCCGAGTTAGCCTGTGAACTTGATATGTATGATGATTGCGATGAAGGACTTGACGATGATGAATTTATAGATAACCTTAATCAGTATGTTTACGACAATCATTATGACGATAAAATAGATGATATTGCGAAGGATTGGCAATTACCACGTTATGAATTAGTAAAGAAAGTGTTGAATGAATTAAACAAGAAATAGTTATGACCGAAGAACTTGTAACATTAGAAACAGCGAAGTTGCTGAAAGAGAAAGGGATGTTTACAGATATAGAATTTTTTCCACAATCCGTTGCTCAGAAGTGGCTACGTGAAACCAAGAACTTGCATATCGAAATATCCTATATGTATGAAAACTATTGGCTTTACGATATTCTGACAATACCTACCCATGACTTGATAGGATTGTCTGACAGACCTATTTTCCGTTATAATACCTACGAGGAAGCACTGGAAGCAGGTTTACAGGAAGCATTAAAACTTATGTGATTATGGATATTAATTTGAATAAATGGCGCGACCGTGCTTATAAGACCGCTTGCGAGCACGGTTTCCATGATAAGGAGCTGAGTAATGAACATCTTCTTTGTCTTGTCATTTCCGAGCTTATGGAAGCTGTGGAAGCGGATAGAAAAGGGAAACATGCCGACAGGGAATCTTTCAAATCTTCTTATGAGGATGAAGAACCGCACGATGATGTCAATTTCAAGTATTGTTTTGAAAAATATATCAAAGATTCATACGAAGATGAATTAAGTGACACTGTGATTCGTTGCCTTGATCTTGTCGGACTGAAACAAATTTATCTTCCTACATTGGATAATATAGATGCACCGGGATGGGATGAAGAGGATTTCAAAGAGCCTATTCCCGAATTTGCCTATTTCTTATGTCAAGAGTTGTTAGATGAATGTTCTCCGTTGGACATAAGGATATACAACGTTATAGAGCAAATATTTGTCTATTGTCGCTTCAACTGTATAGATATTGAGTGGTTCATTGAGCAGAAGATGAGATACAATGAATTAAGACCTATGTTGAACGGAAAAAGATATTGATTGTGCCACTGTTTATTTGTAGCAAATGTGGCTGTGTTGAGAATACAGCCACATCGGATTATTGGCCTGTTGTACATAAAATCTTTCCCATAGAGTATGATGCAAGCATAAAGGAGTTTGAAGGAAAACCGTTGTGCTCGGAGTGTGGGAGATTGATATTTGACAGTAAAGGGGAAAATCCGCGTATGATACCGGGGAAGTGGCATGGGAAATTTCCCAAAAGACAAGCCACTGATGCTGAAAAGAGAATGGTAGATAGGAATGGCAGGTTTTAAAAAGAGAAAGGGATGCCTGCAATATCCCTTGAAAGCTACATCAACGAGCTTAAATCATTGATTGACGATGTATATCGGAAAGCGAAAAATGGAAAAAAGAAAGTTAATCCTGTGAATGAGCTTAAACTTGAATTTTAGCAATGAATTTAGGGTACTTTTAGGGTACATGAATTAAATGGTATGTTTTTTGTTTTATTCATATTTTTCCGTAACTTTGAATTGTAATGATCCCGTGTAAAGGAGCGCGGTACGTTCTTCGGACGAAAAGACTTTTATGAAAAAGAAACTTGTAATAAATAGAGAAAAATTTTGCCACTATTATATAGAAACGGGTAACGCATCAGAGGCGTATCGGAAAGCTTATCCGTGCAGTGTGAATTGGAAGGACGGAACTGTGCGCAAACGTGCGTTTGACCTTCTCAAAAATTCAGATGTGGCCTCCCGGTTGAATGAGCTTCAGGTTGAGGCTTGCGAGAGGTTTGATATGAAGAAGGATGATGTGCTTCGCTTTCTTGCAAGCGTGGTGAATGTTGATCCGATAGATCTGCTGTCCTCTGGTAAAGATACATATATGGTAAAGTCTGTTGAGAATATTCCGAAATCCGTCCGTCTATGCATACAGTCAATTAAGAACACTCAATATGGAGTGGAGATACGGCTATACAGCAAGATAGCTGCCATTACACAGATAAGCAAGATGCTTGGATGGGATGCTCCGGTAAAAAGTGATGTCAGTACTAATGTGCGCATGATAATTGGGGACGAGTGATGATAGAGATGGTATTCTCACATAAGTTGTTCAATCCTCTGTTTTGGCATATCCGTAAGGCTATGCATGACAAGAATATCAGGTACATTATAAACAGAGGTGGTTCTTCATCGGGAAAATCTGTATCTACGACACAGGCTGTGTTGTTGTCTGTATTTTCTTGCGAAGGTTCGGCTCTTGTTGTAAGAAAAGTGGGAGCCAGTCTGAGGAATACAGTGTATGAAGAGTTTAAGACCCAACTAAGTCAGTTTTTTGTGCCTAAGGAAAATAATATAACTTGTGTAAATGGTTGTAAAATTGACTTTACAGGGCTTGATGATCCTGAAAAAATAAAGTCTATCACTGGATATCGTTGGATAGTGATGGAAGAAGCAACCGAGTTCGAATATGAAGATTTTACTCAGATACGTTTCCGTCTTAGAGGTAAGGAAGGATTGCAGATAATATGCAATTTTAATCCTGTATCTGAGGATTCATGGATTAAAACGAAAATTCTTGATACTTATGAATGGGACGATCTTCCAAATGAACTATATGGCGAAGTGAAAAATCCTCTTACTAAAAGTTCTTTGCCAAAGGCATACAGCACAATATTAGGGAAACGGGGTAGCAAACCTAGAATGATCGCCAATGAACGTACAGGAAAGCTGGAAAAGTACCCATCGGATACAATAGAACTGCATTCGTCTTATAAAAATAATTTTTGGGTAGTTGGTTCTCCGGACGGTAAATATGGATATTATGACAGGCAGACAATATCCAATTATCAATGGTACAAGGAACATGATTACAACTATTACCGGGTATATGCGCTGGGTGAATGGGGTAGTATTAAGACGGGGGGTGAGTTTCTATATGCTTTCGATTCTAATAGGCATATTAAAACAACACGATATATCAAGGGACTTCCTGTGCATATTTCTATTGATAACAATGTTCTTCCCTATATTTCGATTTGTTTTTATCAAGTGGACGGAAGTCATATAAGGCAGT